TCGTTTATACCTTCTTGCTTATTTATAAAATTAGATAATTGAATTGCATTGTTTAATTGGTTTTTAGCTATTGTATTTAGCAGGTCTTTATTTGTCATATCAGAATATTTTGTGTTTAGGTTTTTCAGGTTCTACTTCGTAAGACTTCCATCCATAAGGACTTTCGTCTAATTCTTTCCATAGTACATCTACTGCGTAACCTTCAGATAATACAGGAGGTTGCACTTCTTCTCCTTCTTCATCATATTCCCCTTGTTCTAGTACAAACTTACCTAGCTTAATAAAAGCTGCTTTAACGTTTTGTACTTTATTACCATCTTCATCTACATCAAAGAAAGCATCTATTTTCTCTTCTGCTTGTTCTTGGTCGTTAAATTCGTATCTTTTGTATATCATAATTATTCACTTTTGGTTATAACTACTAGTTATTATATTACCCCCGTTGGTTATACGAGAGTAATAATTACTCTTAACTTGTTAATTCTTTTAATTCTTCATCTGTTAGTGCGGTGCTGTATAGTTTTGAACTCATTATAGGATATTCTTTACCTCCACCAATATAGTTTCCAACATTATATTTTGTTGTTATCGGAACAGTTCCATTAGTATCAACTACTTCTTTTACTCCATTAATCCAGAAAGCAAAATCATTATTTTTATAGTAAATAGCTATTTTATATTTTCCTATAATAGGATTTGCATACTGCATTAAACCTTGACTACTACCATTTGCTCTAATATTAAAATAAAAAGAATGAAAAGTTTCACTATAACCAAAATCCATACGATTATCCACTGTACCATCGTGTAAAACACCAAAAACACTTTCTTCATCATTTCCTTTCCAATCTATTTCCACATAAGCAACCCCCTCTGTCTGCCCTATAACACCATCTGGTGCAGTTTGACTACAACTATCAGCTAACCTTGTTACTGCACTACCTTGTGTTGGTATGTAAGAAGTAGGGTAAGAACCTTCTTCTAATTGTACTCCCCAAAAATACATTCCTTGACCAGCAGTAATAACTGAAGTTACACCACTTGAAACTGAAGTTATACCAAAATCAACAAAATTATTAGTTATTGATAAAGGAGTTGTAAAAGTGAAATCTAACCTAAAGAAATCTCCAAAAGAAGTGCTATTTACAGTTTGACCTACACCTGTAGCCAAAACTGTATTATTCTCCACATCATAAAAGCTAGTTGAATTATTGGTGAGGTCACGAAAATAAAGATAAACCCCCGAATCTTTTGATTTCACAAAAACACTTGCATTATAGGTGGTTGATACTGAAAGAGATGGAGCTAATCTAAACCTATGTTCGCTATTAACGGAGCTATTACTATCTATGCTGCTTAAACTAACTGTTCCATCAGGAGCGATTCCTGCGTTATGAGTAACATCTACATTGGCTTTAACCCAACTACTATCGCTAAAATCTTCTGAATAAGTAGCTAAATTAGTCCTCTGTGGCTCTAACAACAAACTAGGACAAGAACTGCCTGAGTAGTCTAGTCTAGGTGTGTCTCCTGTTGCAGTTTCTATTAAACCATCTTTATTTACTCTTGTTGCATTAGAGCCTCTAGTAAAATCAAAATCTCCGCCTCCATTTGCAGGAAGTACACTATATACTTTTCCGTCTTTATACCCTGAAGGTATCATCGCTAAACTTGGTATCGTCATCTTTTTGTGTAATTTTATTAAATTTATTATAGAATTTATCTAAATTAATTATATTTTTCTTCTTTGTTTTATACTTCCTCTTTTTCATACTACAACACAAAACTTGAGAAGCTATCAGCATCTTTATCAGGATACATATCTCCGTTACTATTGTTATTGTACTCTGGAAACTTTTGACTATTAAAGCAAATGTAGTCTAAGAATCTTTTAGTATAGAACTCTGCTCTATCTGTAATCTTACTTTGCATTCTATCTACATCTCTAAAGTCTACTGTATCTGACTCTTGTCCTCGATGCCTGTTTATACCTCCATTATCTATTTTAAACATAGCAAATGGCAAGTGCTCTAATTGAGTAAACCATATTAGCATAGGCTTTATATAATCGTCTCTAAGAGCTTTATAATCGCTATTATCTACATCATCTATCTCTCCAGATAATATTAAGTCTTGTAGCTTTTCATATAGTCTACCACCTAAATAGTTTTGTATGTGCATATCTTGTGCCACTTCTATTTGATGAATTAGCTTATCTGCATCTGTGTTACCGTCTATTATAGACTTCGCCTTTAAGTCTGCTATACTTATGAATAATGCTTTCATAGTCCTAATATGTTTTTAATTTTACTTAATGTACTTCTGTAAGCTCCTTTATCTGCTCTGTCAATCATTCTCTCCCCCATTTCACTTGGATTGTTAGGCTCTTTCAAACCTTTCTCATAAGCTGAATTAGGGTCTACTCTCTTATCTCCTTTTAGCTTAAATACTCTAAGCTCCCAAAAGTGATGACAGTTCTTACCACCTTTAAATTTAAGTAGACTATAGTTTTGTTTATTATGACCTAACTCTTTGTTAACTCCTCTAAAAGACATCATATTAATATCTTCCTTTCTAAACACTATGCTTCTTTCAGTAAACGCCTCCATCTTCTTACAGAAGTCTCTACTATTAGGAGACTTTCTTACAGGCATATAAGCATATCTAATTTTATAGATATTACTATCTTCTTTAGATGATTTATTACTAGACTTAATTTCAGCCATTTTAACGTCACTTAAATCCTCTTCGTATCTTTCACTATGCACAACCTCCCAATCATCGCTTAAAACCTCTCCTAGACCCTCTAATTGGTCTAACATATCATCTCCTTGTTCTTCAGAAAAGTCCTCGTTAGATTGTGAAGATAATTTCTCTCCAGTTTCTTCTTCTTTTCTAATCTTAGTGGATATGTTGTCTAGCTCTGTAAACTCAATAGGTTGTAATGTTACAAAGTATAAGTCTTGTTGTATTCCGTTAAACTCTAATATGTCTTCAAGACAGTGTTTAATCTCATCTTGGAATGGTCTAATAATAACATTATCCATTAATACAGAAGCTGTTCTTAATTCTTCTGCATTATTACCAAATCCTGTATTATCTTTAATACCTAATAAGATAGGAGATACAATACCGTGACCTAACATAATCTTTTCTCTAGCTTCATCAGATAAGAATTGATATTGAGCATGAGCATCAGGTAAATGTATAGCCTCTATTTCTGCTTGAGTTTCTTTAGATTCGTTAAATGCTATAATAGTTCTACCTGCATTAGAGCTACCAGAAAACTTATCATTAATCTTTCTTTCAATAGCCCCTTGTGTTTCTTCATTAGGAATACCATTGTTAAAGTTAATAAATAAACTAGGAGCTAATCCATTTTGTATATTAGATATATGGTAATTACTTACTTCACATTCTAAATCAGCGTATTGTAAACAGGCTTGGTAATCAGGTGTAGAGTAGTAGTAAAACCCACTTCTATAAGGCTTAATCACATATATCTCTTCTCTTTGTGATTTACTTCCGTGTTTGAAGCAAGGTATTCTTTTAGGCTTGTCGTTAGGTTTAGCATCCGACCAATTAGGATGGTAGTAGTATGCTTGTATAATTCCTTTAGAGTTGGCTTTCTCAGCCCTTAAAGTCTCCATAGGAAAGTGAGATACTTTTAATATCTTAGTTTTACTTCTGTTATAGGTAAGTTTAATTGCACCTTGTCCTAACTTCTTTCTGTCTATTACCACCTTTTTAATTTCTCTAGGTCTTAATAGTTTTTTCATTCTTACATAATGCTCAGGTAATAACTCAGAGTTAGTAGACTCTATACCTCTACCAAATATCATATCAGCTATACCATTATTACATCTAGCGTTAGTTGGACTAGAAGTATCTAACTCTATAAGTCTACCAAAATAGTCATTATCAGCACCCCAAGAAACCCAATCTCTATTGTGTACTTCTTTTACTTCTGGTGCTTCGTAAGATGATAAATTAAGTATCCTTACGTTTTGTTGCTTCTTATTATTTTCCATTATATAATGTATGTGTTATCATTTACTTCTCCTGTAGGCTGCGTATATCTGCTTTTAGATACCTCGTGCTTTACAGTATAGTTAGTTTGTGTTGTGGAATATATCTTATCTCTATACACTAGGTTACTATCATCTGTTATCTCTACATAATAAGTAGAGCCTTCCTCTAGTATTGTACTAGCAAAAGTAAAGTCTATAAAATTACCATTTACCAAACCTTTAACATCCGTAATAGTTTCTGATTTACCATCCCCATCTCTTCTTATACTTATAGAAGTATTGTTAAATTTAGAAGCATTGTCTATTACACAAGATATAGCCTCTAAAGTCCCACCACTAGATTCTACTCTGTTTTCATAAGGCTCTTCAGAGAAATAATCTGTATATCTAGGAGACACTGATATGGTTTGTTCTGATGTAATTGGTAGTAATATTATCATACTAAGATAACTATTTTTAATTATTTTGTTTTTTATTTGGTAGTCTCATTTATTTTTTGTATGTTTGTATCATCAACGCTAAGTATAACAAATTTTAAATTATGGATTTTAGAGTAGAATATAGACACAGAGGAATACTTGAATACGTGCATTTAAGTAGTTGCGAAAATATAATGGATGCTTTGTATAAATTTTATGAAGCACACGGAATAAATACAGAAATTTTGTGCGTTTTCACTCTAACGGTTTGACTATGAATTTTAAAAATACGATTATATGAAAAGCTATAAAATGAATGACGGTAATAGATTTTACGACACACCTTGGGAGCGTGATGAAATTAGACAAAAACACAAACACAAAATGACTTGCCAAAAAAACAGAGTTAAAAGGAAAAAGAAACGAAAGTAATTTTTATTACACACAACTGATTTGTATAACAAATGAAACGATTTAA